GTTGTCCTTGTTCATGCTCGCACTTTGGAGTTGGATCGTATCTTCCAGATACTGGCTCCAAAAGCTGCCTAGCACGTAGTGGGTGTATAATGACCCGTAGATTGCACGTAATTTCCCGTGCTCGTTGCCCTTTGTGTGTGCTTTAGCCAGGTGCACTGCGATGTCGTCTAACACATCCAGTATCTCCTGGTGAGTAACATACTCGGCCACGTCTGTCTTGGCAGCTCTGGGCCTTACTTCCACTTTCAGTTCCTTAAGCTCGTGGACTAGGTTTTGATACTCAGAAATGAGCATCCTTTCGCCTGACGCTGAGCCTTTGATCATCCAATTTGCTCGAGACCGGTAAAACTGTTCGAAAGTTTGCACTTTCTTCACCTTGATAGACCCCTCTTGCAATAGGGTCTTCATGATCTCGTTTTCCAACTCTTGTATTGTCAAGGATTGCATGCCCATTGCAGTTGGAACTTTGACTTCTTCCAGCACACGTTTGCGTTTACTGACTTCGTCATCCCATGATACTTCGCGGTGCGCCCTACCTACCATGTTGGCTAAGTAAAGCATCTGTGGCAGATCGTCGTTGGTGTACTTGAATGTACCAGCTGCCCACTCATTTCTGGTCAAGTCGTTGAACGCAGCCCACTTACTATTCCAGAACGAATACTCGGTGTTCAGCAATCCGGTATCCACCAGCTTCTGGTATGCACCATCTGATAACGTATTGGTCATTATAAATAAAGCCAATGTCACCAACCATGCATTCTTCCCGTATATAGCGTTACGGTATGCTGTTTTCAGATCAGCCATCTTTCGGACGTCGGCTGTGAACGTGTGTCGCTTGACCCATAGGTTAGCGGCGGTGTAAGGTGCTCGTTTTAGCGCACCATCAGCACCCCGTGGGTAGTATAGGTCCAGCTCCTTGATGTCATCTTTTGCCAACGACCGCTTATCCAGTAGTTCACTCAATCGCTCAGGTGTAGGCCTCCTCATGTCATAGTCGGCACCCCGTCCACGTTTGGGATCATACCACGATTCGTCATCCACCGCCGTCTTCGGTTGTTCGGCTTTCTTTGCCGACGAACGCCGTACCTTTGCCCTCGCTGGCTTGGTCACCTTTCGAGTAGCAATGGAAGCAGAGTATAACCCTGCGTTGTGCATAGTGGTCGGTGAGCCGACCTTAGTAGCGGCACCTTTCTTGACAGCAATGAACCCTTTCTCCTTTGTAGGAATTGGGTCCGAGTTGGTCTTTCGGTGCTGCTTGACCTGTGATGGTACTAACACCGTGGGTTTCGGCAGCGGCGGGAAATTCGGGTGGACCTTTGCTTCTGAGGGCGGCTCTTCGTAAATGTTCTCGCTAGCCGCATCTTCATCATGATCTTTGTCATCACCACCTGCTAACCCTACATCACTTTCCTCGTAGATATCATCTTCGTCTTCGTCGTAAGCGAAACGGTCAACAGGGTTTGCAAGGTTAGCCTCTGCCTTAGCTACAATGTTCTTGAAGAGATCTCCAATCGACCTTGGGCTTGTATTTTCTTCAAGCTGCAACTTGGCAGGTGTTTTCGGGACGTACCCGTTGACACCTGTGACGAAGTAGTCCCAAAGTTGCGGTTTACCCGCCAGATTGGTCAGCTTGTTCTTTCCAACATTGCCCAGTCTCACAGGTGCTACCACGGTCGCGTCGAGATCAGCACTCTCATGCTGGTAGTAAGTAACAGCACTCTGCTGTACCCCAATTGACTTCTTCGTCAGCCAATCTACTACGATTGCCTCACGCGATTTGAGTCTCCGGTTCCCTGCTAGGGTCTTCCTCTTTGTTTCTGAGAACACTACCTGCCAACCCTCACCTTCCGGTTCTTCTCCAACTACTAAGTAGCTGGAAGGCCGGAAGAGTTTGGTGTCCATAGCTCGTCCCGTAGTACACTTCTCCAAGCTCAGAATTGAGTCTGATAAGTACTGGGTCAGCTCTGGAAAAGAGTCTGACAGCAAGTGCTCCACTACCGGCTGTATCAGATGGGCGTACCCATTGTACAAGTGGCGCCCCAATTCCTGCTCCACCGTTGCCTTGTAGGCTGGGTGTAAGTAAGGAACACCTACTGCTGTTGTGGCTGACACAATAGCATCGGTGAGCACCTCTTCACAATTCCTGGCCGCTACAACTACTGCTACGTGTAGTGAGGTAAAGTGATCTTTATCACCCAACACTCGATTCACGTGGCTGGCTGTTGTGTTCGGCCAAAGGTTGAGCTGTAGCTCTGATGTGTGCATAGGGGCTGGGAATTTAATGTTTACAGCTGTTGCAGGGTGAGCCAAAATGGCCCAGGCAAAGGCCCTCATCACAGGGAACTGGTCCCACAAATTGTGGGTGGTGAAGTATTTCGCCACTACTGTTTCCAGCACATAGGCGTCCAATTTCTTCAACTTATCTGTCCCAGCTGTCATCGGGTATAACCTCTCCCCATCCATGATTGGTGTAAGGACAAACTTGTTCTCGGGAACGTAAGCGTCAATACACGAGTAAAGGTCTTTTACCTCCGATGTTGGGGTGGCCTGCCACGGTATCCGGATCCTTGTGTTCCCACACAGATAGTACATCATGTACTCTTCATCTGTGACAGCATTCCGGGGTAGTGTTACCATGTTCAGGGGTGTGTTAGCTGCGAATGCTCTCGCAGTCTCAACTAACACGCTATCTGCATTCTTCACGATGCCCAAGAATTTGTTGTACTCCTCGGCATGCACTGCGATGAAAGGCTCAGCTCCTTGTTCCTGTGCAATGCGTACGGCGATGAGTCGCATGTACATCGTCGCACCGAGAGCAATGTGGTTATTCCCACGCTGAGATACTGTCAACATCATTCGGTGGTAGTCATCTGTTACTTTCCTATCTCGGATCTGGGCGTACAGGTCCGAGGTGGGTGTAGTACTAGCCAAAGAGTTGAATGGCATTGTTCGGTTGTAGACACTGAGTCCAAAAGGTACATTATACCCAATTGTCTCTCTGGCAACCGGTATAAGCAGCGTTTTTGCTACATGTGTCATTTGTACCACACTGAATTCGTCTACGAACCCAGCTTTTGTGATTTCAGCCTCTGCTGATGCTGCACCGTAACCCCAGTAATAGTTAACTGAGTACTGTGGCACTAGCAGTGGTGTGAATGAGCGCACGTTTTGCTCAATGGTCTCACCAGGTGGGTAATGGCTGTTGAATGTGGACTGGAGGTGTTGGCTCCAAGTGTGGGTGTACGTGCTACGCACAATAGACCCCGCGTAGTAAGTAGCTTCACCACCAAGTGTACCATCTTCCCATGATAACCACCCCTCATGGGTGGGCGCATCTACAGGTTCTCCCGACCTCTCATTTGAGAGCACGGGAGCGGATACGTACCCACTGTTCTCCTCGGGTTGTGCTGCTGGGTCAACAGCGCGCACGGGTGGGATTACAAGCGTTGCCTGTAAAGTGGGTACTACAGCGTCCGGAACTGGGTCGTCTGTTTCTGTGACAGGATCGATCCCGCTCCCGGGCTCTGGGTCAGCAGTAGTAGGTTCTGAACTC